GGCAAAAATCTGTGTCGACCGTCATCCCACAAGAATTTTCGCTTGAGGAATGACACTTCCGACAAACTACGATGAGGCTGGGTCACTGACGCATCCTTATCCTCTAACGTATAAGACAAACCAATTTTCTTGAAAATTTCAATCAGAGTAAACTGGTTGAACACATGAGTAGCCCACGCTGGGACTGACACAATGTGATCGTCGCCATAAGCGACTATCCCACACACTTCGAAGAACTCAAATGCACGAGAGATTCCAATCCCAAACGCAATCTGCCACGCCATGTCAAAGGAGATCAAAACAAACATAGAGTTAATAATAGCGGTCAAAAAGTGTCCCGAAGGTAACCCTTTAAACCACTGATAAATGAGATTCTTATTTACATGTATTGAGGAGAGCAAGGACTCTAAAAGTACTTGCATAACCTTCAGATCTTCGTTCTTCGCACCTAATACTTCCTTTGCTATTGCCTTTAAAACATTACCGGCAGCCCTGAGGACTTCTTGCATTTGACAAGAATCAAAGCCCTCAAAATCACCGGCTATCAGATCTTTTGCTTTCGAATGTAAAATGTTGGCTATCACCGTCCAGTCATATGAATAAACGTTGGTACCAACTGAGATTCCACAGTCGTTTCGTGCCTTCGAAATAACACTAACGACTCCACCAAAATACATTTTGCATGCAATAAGGTAGTCAAGAGGACAAGCCGAAAACATCCTGGTTTTGTGGGCCTTGTGAATGGGCTTACGCTCATCTTTCAAGGTATCCACAAAAACATGACGCTGGCGAACTCCTGACTTAGCATCCTCAATTATTGACATCACCTGCTTCTTCAATAATTGAGCCTGCTCCGTATTACAGTCAAAATCAGGGCCTGGACCAAAGATTCGTTCCTTCGCAGACCAATCCTTTTCTAAAACGAAAGGATAGCCTGGTGAAGATTTTCGCTTCACCGAGTTCAAGAACTCCTCTCCAGTGAGACCCTGTACTGCTTCCTCGAATGTATAAACACACTTGTCAGCAGTGGTAATCAGATCCTTCTTCTTCCTAATTGCACTAATCATGTGGTGAGTCACCGCACGCTCAGCGCAATTCACTAACTTGTCGTCAATTGGGACGACATCAGATGCAAACTTCCGTAATCGATAATTCATAGGTGAAAACTCAGCCGTATCGCGTAACTGACACGGCTTTGTCTTCACTTCACTGAGGATTCCATGTAAGGGGGAGGGGGTAATAACTGTCTTTGTTGCTGCGTGGAGAGGTGTAGAAAGTTTCTCCAAACAGACAAAGACTTGAGATTCGGGAATATGTGAGCCCTGCGGCATGTATACGGGCGCACATTGCTCTGAAGCAACCTGAAGTGAGGGGTCAAATCGTTTCAGAATCAGATCTATATCTTCCTGGTAGAGGGGGGTAGAATATCCAAAATTCGGATTTCCAGCGACATGAATGCCGAGCACCTTTCGACCCGGAATCTGAGGATTGCGCACTATTAAAGGAGCGCCACAATCACCAGACTGCGTTTCGAGAGAGTATTTCCAACAATGGCGGATAAGGCGAACCCTATCCGTCTCCGTTGAGCCATACACTCGACAATCCTCCCGCTGGACGCCCGATTCCGC